TATCGGCTACAAAGTGACTCGCACAATCGCTCCTCGTGCTCACGGCGTATCCCGCAAGGAAGATTCCGCGACTGACGACGAATTGCCTAAAGGCGTGAAACTCTACGAGCCGAAGACTAAGCAGACGAGCAATCACAAGTGGACGCTGGAATACAGCATCAAGTGCGCTTGTGAATGGGAGTTCGATAAGGACGCAGACGGACACCCTATACTTGAGTCGAAGAAGGCTGTTGACTACGAGAACCGCAGCTTCAGCCAGTGCTTGCCGAACCGTCCTACGCTTCGAGAGATCGAGCAACACATGTCGCAACAAAGAGCGCTTATCCCAGAAGCGGTATAGCTCGACGCAACATTGCATACACAGCCTCACCTTTATCGGTGGGGCTTTTTTGTGACCTTATCCCTTGACCGCAACATTTCGAGGTTGCACGTTGATTTCAGAGAGAAGCGGAAAGATACCTGTTCACAGCCTTGAAGCCTTTCGTCCTGCTGGGGGAGATTCCAGTATGTCGTAGGCCAGTCGAATGACTGATACCCGATGACGATCCAACAATCGTTAATCAATAATACAGGAGAACACATACTATGGCTTACAAAGCTTTACCCGCACACTTCCGAGAAGATTTCTCGACCACATGGGAGGCACGAATCGCACGTCGCGTTTCTGACTTCTACGGACTCGTCAAGAAGGTCGATCTAAATGGCTACAAGAAGCGCTACAACCAGTCCGAGATTCTGGATATGCAGCGCAAGACAGGCCGTGCTCAGAAGACTCGCATCTCGGAGCGTCAAACCTTCTTCCGCTGGCTCTTGGCTCACGAGGTTGACCTCGCTGAAGTCCTTGACGAGTGGGACGCAAAGAACCTTGGAGACATTGCTCTTCCAGATTCCGACATCATGACTCAACAGGTCGATGCTTACAACCGCGAGGTTGACCGCACGATCAAGGAAGCAGTCGAAGGACTCGCAACCGTTGGTGCAGATGGCACAAGCACCCAAGCGCTTACTCAGATCGTCGATTCTGATTACGCTGACGGCGCAACGGACGCAGGCTTGAGCCTCAAGCAAGTCATCCGCGCTAACCGCTTCTTCAAGGACAACGATCTAAAGCGTGCAGCTCGCTGCTTTGCCTTCGATCCAGAAGCAGAAGACAACCTCCTGCTGACCGCTGAAGAAGTGAAAAGCTCTGATTACGTCATCGCTGGCGCAATCACAGCAGGCAGCATGGAAGGCATGACTTGGATGGGCTTCCAGTGGGTCTCCCACACAGGCTTGACTCAAGTGGCTGGTGGTGGTGGTCAAGGTGGCGACATCGTTCGCAACTTGGCATGGGCTAAGGATCATATCCGCTTTGCAGATGGCGAACGTCGTGCATACGCTGATGTGCTTCCAGAGCGCAGTCACGCATTACAAATCCGCACAACCGCTCGAATGGGCGCTTACCGTAACGAAGAGAAGGCTGTCGTGGCTATCAACTCTCTCGTAACCGCCTAAATCTTAGGCCTAGAAACATAGGAGAAACATATTATGCCAGACTTAACACTCACAACCGCAACTGCCGCAGTGCAGAATGCGCCCACCGCGAAGAACAAGCTTTCCACGGTTCGTGGAACGCCAGATCATCGCGTTGTAGTTGACACCTTCACTTGCGCAGGAGCACTTGCAGCAGGCGACAAGATTCGCGTTCGTATCGTGCAGGGAGGCTCTGAAATCCTTCCTGTCCTGTCCGACATCGTTGAAGCAACCTCTGCTTCCGCTCTGACGCTTGACGTTGGCATCTACGAAATAGCTGCTGACCGTGGTATCGGCGCAGAAGTGGACGGTGACAACCTCGCTGATGGCGTGGACTTCGCGGGGAACGGCGTTTTCGCTGCACGTCCTTACGCAGTCCCAACCGTCCAGAACGAATACTGGATCGTTGCCGAGGTGAAAGCCGTCACAGGCAACACTACCGCTGGCCAGATGATTGACTTCTACACGGCGATCAACTCTGCGAACTAAGTTCGCTTTCATAATGGGTTAGTTTAGGCCGCAACTGGAAACGGTTGCGGCCTTTTTACTTTTACAACAGAATCACATGAACAAGACCGAGATAGCCAACCTAGCACTTAGCCACGCACGAGAGCAGTCTCTCAATGGCAATGTGGACACAACCGACGAGCTGATGGCTGAAACCGTCCTGCTGCATTACGAACAAGCCCTCCGCGAGATGCTAGGCCGAGTTCGCCCCCGCTTTGCTCAAGGCCGCAAAGGTCTTGCAATGAATGCAGCGTCTCCAGACTTTGAATACGCTCATTCGTTTATCCTGCCAACTGACTACGTTGAGATGGTTCGCTTCAACGGTGATGAAGTCATGGTCAACGACGACTTTTATGAGATCGAAGGTCGCAACCTGCTTACCGACGAGGGGCAGGCGAAGATCGTTTATATTAGATACGAGACTGACACCTCACTCTACGAAGCCGAGTTTATCGAAGCCTTCGCATTGCTACTGGCATCAAAGATCGTGAATGCTCGCAGGGGCGATAAGGAACGCTCTGAGTCTCTTCTAGTGCAGTCCGAGCGTAAGGCCTCAGAGTCCAGCACTAAGAGCGCTCAGAGTGGCCGTAGATACAACTCACGCGACAAGGTTCAGCGCTCTTCAAGGTGGACAGGTTCGACAAGACGCAAGAGCACGAACGAAACAACGAACGGAAATACTGGAGTAAGCTACGATGCCTAAGTCACGAAAGAACATCCATCACCTAAACGCTGGTGAATGGTCGCCAAAGGTTTACAACCGCAGCGACCATGACAAGCATTCATCTGCCTGCACGCTTTGCCGTAATGCTATTCCAGAAGTTCAAGGAATCGTGTCGAAGCGCACTGGGCTTGGGTTAGTAGCTCCTGCTAAGTTCGACGATACGACGTGCCGATTGCTCGACTTCCAATTCTCTAGGGGGGATTACGCGATAATCGAGGTTGGCGAGAAATACATGCGGTTCTTCGTGGCTGGGGATCAAATCCTTAATGCGCAATATAACGTCACTCAAGTTGAGTTGACTGTGGGTGGAGATACGATCTTCACTTCCGTAGGTAGCGGAATCGGAGGTGACAGAGAGATTTACATGACAGGATTCGGGTCTCTGGCAGAGTTCAATAATCGATGGGGAACTGTGGAGTCCATTGATACCGACACGTTCAAGGTGAAGAACCGCGACGGCACCTATGTTCGGCTCAACCCTGAGACTGCCGTTGGCGTTTACACTACCTTTGGCAAGGTGTCCACGATCTACGAGAAGGCCTCTCCATACTTAGCATCGGAGGTATCTGAAATTCGATACGTCCAGAAGAATGATGTCATCTGGATAGTTCACCCACTGCACTCCCCTCGAAAGTTGATTCGACTGGCAAACGACAACTGGACTCTTACAGAGCTGGATTTCCAATACCCTGCGACAATTGACCCTAACACTGAACCTGCGGCTAAATTGCGGGTTGGGGCAACAACGATGACTGCCAGTGGATACCAGTTCTCGAATGATGACATCGGGGCCTATTACGTGATTCGACACCTGCGTGCAGCGCAAGAGGTTGAAGCGAAGAATGATGCCCCTATACCTATCGACGTTCTTGGACGATGGACGATGGAAACATCGGGGAAATGGACTGGGACTATACTCGTTCAGAAGCAGAAGTTTAAAGGTGCTGTTGCCGATGCGGATTACATTACAGTAGGTGAATACAGCTCGACGAATAACCCTGACGGTGATGGTAAAAATTTCAACGTATCGGGAACGCAAGAGGACGTGACACGCAAGTATAGGATACGTGGGGAAAGCAGCGGTGACTTGGTAAATGCTCATGCTTCTATCAGGACTGACGCCACGGTGATCTCAGGTGTCGTGAGAATTACGAGCATAACATCTTCCACCCTCGCTGAAATCGACATCATTCAAGAGGTTGGAGTGGCATCTACCTTCACCGACGACTGGAGCCGAGGGGCATGGCGCGATGATACTGGATACCCTAGTGTCATCGCTTTCTACGAATCTCGCCTGTGGATGGGCGCAACACCTGCCTTCGGTAATGAGTTATGGGCTACTGAGGTTGACCTTTTCGATTCATTTAAGATTGGAGACGAGGACACTGACGGGCTTCATATTCAACTTAATTCTAGCGAGCTTAACAACATCCTTTGGCTAGAAGATCTGAAGAAGCTATCTATCGGGACAACTGGAGGTGAGTGGTCACTATCTGGAACAGACCTTAACAGGATAATCTCACCAACCAACATCATAGCACAGAAGGTCGATAATAATGGAAGTCGAGCAATCGACTCTGCCCGTGGTGGAAATTCGGTCTTCCACGTCAAATCAGGGGGAAAGATGATCCTCGAATACAAATACGATTTGGGGAATGACGAGTATCGAGGTTCCGACGTAACCTTATTTTCCTCACACCTGATGCAGCCGAAGGTCAAGAAGTTGGCATTCAGTTCCAGTCCATTTGAGATGCTATGGGCGCTGGATGACGATGGCTCCCTCCTAAGCATGACCAGAGACACAGACCAGAAGGTTTACGCATGGGCAAAGCACGAGACTGCTGGTATTATCGACGACGTAACCACTATTGAAGGGGCAGACGGCAATACTCAGTTATGGGCTACGGTGAAACGCAATATCAGCGGTGATGAGAGATACTTCATCGAGCAGATGACAGGAGTGACCGACTATCCGAACTCACAGATCGTTGGCGGGTCTAGAAGCGGTGGTCCTGTCGAGGGGTTAGTGGAGGTCATGCTTCTCATCGACACTACTGTGAGCATG